GCTGGAAGCGTGGCAGTTGCCATCCCCCGGTACGGCCTATTCCATCTGGCCGCACCATGCGATGAAGCATGTTGCTTGATTGGCCAGGACGGAAGAGGGCCATTACCTGTGCCTACGGTGCTTCCTTGCCCTGATCCGACGTGCGCGCCTCGTCATCTTGAGACGTTTACCGCGCGCCATTAGTACCTCCGCCTACGGCCTCGGCGATGCTTTCTGCCTCGTCTTGCCATGGGGAGCCTCACCGGCGACCCTTACGACGGCCCTTGCGGCGTCTGCGGTTTTTAACGAGAACTTCCAACTCGTCTGCCATCTGCTCTTCTCCTCTTTCGAGAGTGTACGGCTACTACGCACCCCATAAAGTACGATCTTCTGATAGAACGTGCAATCTCTCAATCGTGAAGTCCGGCGAATTGCTCTGTAAGTCAATAGCGGCGGCGATACCTCCACCGCTGGTTTCCTGAGGGATAAATCCGTAGCGGGCTCCGGCTGTTAGCGAAAACCCAACGTCCTGAATGCCACCGGGGACACCGCCTGAGCCGCACGTGATATTTCCGGTAAAATCAACCCCAACAGAGGGGCTACTATTGTCATACAATTCAAGAAAAAGTCTTTTCCAGTTTTTGATCGTCAGTTGCGTTAATCCGGCTTTGCCGCGCAAGTACTTGGTAGATAGCCGTTTTGGCAGAGTGGCGTCCGGGGATGCAAATAACTGATACAAAGATCTCCCGTCCGTTCCGTACGGTGTGATAATCGAGTCCTGTTCGTACGCGGCAATATTGAGTAGCTCGACGTTTTGCGATGCTATCGACCAAAATTCGTTTCCTCCTGCTGGGTGCCACATGAGGAGGAGATTTCGAGTGACACCAAAAGGGTCAGTAAATCGGCCATTGCAGAGGAGTACCCGGAAACCGAACATGGTTGCAGGGCACATCGTTGGGAATGAGTATGTTGTGTCAAGAGTGTTAAAGATATTTGTAACACGGGCTCCGATCTCTCTGGCCTCACCGCCGCGACATTCAAATATTCCCGCCCCATTAAACATTTGCATGTAGCGGCCAATGCGGCCTACTGGGCGGGGAAAACGTTGACCAACTTGTGGATCGATATTTTCGTAGTTGAAATTCGTTGTGAACGGGTCTTCCGGCGAGCCTTTACCAGATAACTGCACGTTGCTGATAAGATCGATGGAGCTATCACCATAAACATACAGATAGCCAGAAGAGGAAGCCATATCCTGGTAGGAGTAAGTAAGCTTGTCACCAAAGTAACCAAATGAGCCGCCCCCATCGGTCGTGCTGAAATCGGCGCCGTTCGAGGGCGCGCTGAAGCTGATCACATCTTTGCCAGCAACCCAGAGCCGCGACTGGTAGACTTCCATGCAATAGATGCCCGGCAGCCCAACAGGCATTGTGAACGGCACTGGTGGCGTCACCGGCTGTTCCTTGGCGTCGGTCAACCAGTCCGGTGCTGGATCGCCCGGGGAGTAAAGCGGCTTGATGCCGTCCCATGCGTACAACCCTTTAGGTGATCCAATGAGAACTCCGCCTTGCTGACCGGCGGTATTGCCGAAAAACTGCGGACGCCAGACTTTTGCAGAAGCCCAAAATTGCGGCGACATCGGGGTCCATATTGCCCCCATGTCTGTAGACACCCCGGTTGACAATTCTATTTCATAGACATGACCATCGGTGCAGAACATCCAGCCTTTTTGACCGGGTGGCGGCACGCTGAATTGTGCAGTGTCGTTGCCGTAGAAACCAAAAAACATACGGACGATGTAGACGCCGGTAGGTGCTGTCCATATTGCGGCGCCTTTGCCCCAACAGGAACGCAGGTTGCCCGGGCCTACGGCGAATAAATTTTCGTTCCACCATTCCTCGTTGTCATCGATGCTGCCGCGGCGCGCTTGCTGGTTCAGACCCTTCCAAAGTCCTAATGTTGTTAGCTCGGGAGGGTTTGTACTTTGGATAGGCACGATTTTTTTCCAAGAGAATTTTACAATTGTGGCAGAACTGCTATACTAGCGGCACTACGGACGGCTGCAAAAAAAGAAGCAATTGTGGCAAGGAAAGCAGCGGAGAGTATGCCAAACCAATAGGTGCATTATTCATTAAGCACTACGTATGGTCGCACCATACGCATTTTGTATCAATTGGGGACAAACCACCGACGCGCACATCGGGAGCTCAGTATTGAACACGGCGGCCATCGCGGTCGCGTCTTCCCGGCGTTGCTGCTGCATCAGACACAGCACTGCTGCCCAGTAAGCTACGGCGTCCACCCACGGATAAGGTATCGGTTCGTAGTCTTTGTCGGTTAAGAGAGGTAATGGAATAACGGTGAGGTCCACCTCCATCGGCATTTCCTGGGAAGGAATGGGTGCTAGATAGATCGACCCAAGCGGGCCTTCCCCATATTGCGTCCACCATCCCGGCTCGCTGATCACGCCGTAGAAGGTACCGCCGTATATCCTGAACCTTGCTTGGAAGTCGGTCCATACCAGCCTCCTCCACATTGGTTTCCATGAGCCGCCGACAATCTTGCCAGTGCCGTCAGGATTGAGTTGCCATTTGCCGCCAATGCCAATCGTCAGAGACCGGCAAGCGAGGATCGATTGAGCCTGTGGCATGATGTTTTGAACAAGAGATTTCCAGCCGGCGAAGGTGTAGATTTCTTGATTGGGGATAGTAATCGTACCGGGCGGTACCACACGCAGGCAGCCTGACACGGCGGCGATGCGGCGGCGCGAACGGTTGATGTACCTATTCAGCGTGGGTATCGGGAAAAACTGACCGCCCGCGTCGTTTAGCAGGTCTTGAGTGTCCGCTTGGTGCTGCGCTAGCAATTGGTTCTCCCGCGTCCTCGGCCATCATGACCATAGATGCGGTCCAGGGCAACGTCGGGATGCCGCCGCTGGTCGTCAGTGTAATCGGTGGCGTTGATACAGTCGATGGCGGAACGGGCTGGGTCCAGGGTGGAGTGCCGGCTGCCGAGGTCGCAAAATTGTTGCCATCGACCGGGGCTGTTGGGACCGGGTACGTTGTGGTGAAGACAGGAAAGGTCGTCGTGACAGTCAACGCAACATTTGTCAGCGTCGTTGCATTGTTCGTAACATAGACACCGTTACCGCCTGTCGTGCCACTGGTCTGGCTGACGATGTAAGTATTGGCCGGCACGCCTGTGCCGGTAATCACTGAGCCAACGTAAATCTTGCCGGTAGCTGCACTGATCGTCAGGCTGGTCGTACCCGTGGAATTGCCGGTAGCAGTCGTCGTACGAACGACGGGTTGCGTAATGCCGGCAACGGACGGAGGCACACTGGCTGGCGAAATGGCGGGACCGACCAGAGGTCCGACCGGGACCGCGCTTGGCGGCGGGAAAGCGGGCGCAGTGCCGCCGACAGGCGGCGGTGGATAGATCGGGACAAAATCAGGGAAAAATACTGCTCCTGAAGTTGGCGTGAATGTCAATGCAATGGCAGTCAGGGTTGTATTCTGGTTGGTAGTATAAGTGCCGGCGCCGCCGGCCTGCGGGCCAGCTACTATCGTTGTATTGGCCGGCACCCCTGTGCCGGTAACGGTTGATGGAAGATGAATGATCCCGGTAACAGCACTGACTGCAAGGCTAGTTGTGCCAGTTGAGGTACCTGTGCCGGTGGCTGGTATCGGGGCAGCCAAAGGCTCTGGTATCGTTTCTTCCGATGCCTTTTCTGGAGCAAACCTCACCATGTCACCACCACGGGTAATATTTCGACCGCCATCCTGAGCAGCACTGCTGCCAGCTCCACCAATCATCAAAATCACAATCCGGTGGAATAGTACTGCCGGCTAGCAAGCCAGTGCCGGCTGCACGAGTTTCGGTTTCATACGGCCATGGCGAGCGTGGAAATGGAAAGGTTGTTTGAGCAATAGGAAGGTATCTAGGGTCTTCCAGATATGAATACGGCAGCACATAGGTGTGCGGTAGTCTTCGGCTAGCACGTGGTGATCGAGGATACCGGAATGCCATTACCAGGGAGCCCCGCCGGTAATACCTGTCATGTAGAAGCCGGTCGAAGGCTTGGAGCAAACAAGATTAAGAGCGGTGAGGCTCAATCCGACAGATGCAATCTGTCCCTGTGGGATCGTTGAGTACCATCCAGTCCATGCAAAATTTGCGTCTTCATGGATCACGAGCGTGATGTACTTGCTATTAAATCCGAACGCAGTACCTACCGGACAATTGAGGTCAAAAAAGATTGGGGTATCTCCCAACATCAGCCCGCGGAAACCACTGTTGACCGGGTCATCCTTGCCCCAACGTGACGATGGATCGTTGTTGTAACGCTCAATCGACATAAAGTCGGTCATCAAGGTTGTCCAATCCTCGATACTCATGACAACGAAGTCGATAGCTTCGCCGCCGGCATTCTTGGCGGCTTGCAGCAGTTTCGGGATGAAGGTCGCGCGCGTCAGGATTGCGCCAGCCGTGGTGATCTTCAGGCCCTTCCAGGTTGGGTATGTAGTGCGGCTCAAGCCGCCATAAACATCAACAACTGTGCCGTCATCATAGGCGTCCTGGAGCCCGAACATCTGCGTGCCAACAGCGGCAGCGTTCGAGCCAAAGAGCGCGGTCGCCAAGGACTGCAATGCACTGTTCTTCAGATCATTCAACTTGAGCATGAGCCTTGAGGCGACCGCTATGGCGTCCTGCGTCACCAGTTGCTCCAGACCAAGACTGGAGACCGGCGTGGCGAGGGCACACATGTTGAATTCGGCATTGACCGTTGCAGCCACATCGGTCGGCAGATTGAACTGACCAGACGGTCCCATCCACGATGATGTCACATACTGGCCAGTCTGCACCGGCTGGGTGTAGGGGGAAACACCACCGCTCGCCCTGATTGCATTTCTCAAAAGTAAAGCCAGGAGTGGGTTCTGCTTGTAAATAAGAATCACAACCATTTGCGCGAAGACTCGCCTTACGGTTGCTTCTAACTCCAATCCGATGGGCCCGGACGGAATTATGCCAGTCCCTAATATTGGCATATTATTCTCCTAAAGACCTAGTATGGAGAATGATCTTCTCTTACCCAAGAGGGGATCATCCCGCTCCATATGTCTTGGTCCGCGACCCGCTGCCCGCGACCGTGGCGCCCGCCCCAAAGCTCAAGATTTTCGGGGCGGTTATCATGACGAATGCCGTTCTTGTGGTGGACAGTCTCATGCTTAAGCAATTTGCGCCCAAGTATCTGCTCCATAACGAAGCGATGTTCTGGCTGTTGATAACCGTTGTCTTGCTTGCGGTTGGTCAATAGTACATAGCCGTGTTTATCTAAAAACCTTCCTCGTGCTTTTGCGGCCTGTCTGGCACTAGCTGCGGCTCCGGTGCACCGGAGAGAGCAGTATTTAATCGGTGCCCACACACCCTTTTTGCGACCATCAGCACGATATTGCTGAATAGCAAAAATCGGTCTTTTGCACCAAGCACAAGAGCGGCTGGTGGAGACTTTCTCCGATATAAACGGATGTTTCTTCCTCATGCTTAAAACTTCTGGTTCTTGGTCCGCTCTTGGTCAGCATAGAGCGCCTTCAAAATTTGACCTTGCCCCCACGCTTCTGGGTCTTTGGCGATTTCCTCGACACCGGCAGCCTTCTGGAACCCCCAGCGGTTGCTGTCGTATGAGGCTTCGTTTTGCTTTGGCTCTTTACTGATGCGATAGCTGGCCGCGACCTCGTAGTCACCGATATTCCGCTCGACCATGAATTTCTCGAGGTCTTTCATGCCGTCTTCGGTGATGCTGTATTTTTTCTGTGTCTCGGAACGCTGGCTGTCCCAGTATTTCTTGTCGGCCTCTTCCTTTTCCTTGGCCTTGGCTTCTTCTTGTTGTTTTTGATATTCGCTGATCCGACGCTCGACGTTCGCTTCGATGTCGTAATCAGGAATGGAAATGTTGGGATGTTTCTTTTTGACCAGCGCCTTGGCTTCCTTGCCGAGTTGCGGATCGTTCCAGAGATCGTCAGCGAGCTTGGCCTTGTAGTCTTGGCTCTGGAAATAAGCCATCTGCTCGTCAGTGAGTTGGTGCGGCATGGCTTAGCTGTTGTTTGATTTACCGATTATATTTGGTTGCAGCGGCACCCCGCCTTCCGGCTTCGGCACAACCTTAGGTATAGCACCCCATTCTGAAATCTCTGATTGTGTGCTCACCTGAAGGATCGTTCGAGGTGGAGTTTCGGGCGGCGTCGTGACGGGCGGATCAAAACTTTTATTTTGTGCCATGATATCAATACCTTAGCTGGAGGTACTTCTGTATTGACGCTGATATTCCATCTTGCATTCGTGGCACCAACGGGTGCCGTTCTTGCGAATTCTATACTCGTGCCCTTTGTCACAAGTGAACACGGTGGCTCTGCGGTGTGTGCGTTGTCGCCGGATGTTCTCTTGATGTGTCACCAAGTCAAGATGGTCGGGATTAACACACCATCGTTGATGGCACAGATGATCAACCTCTAAGCCTTCAGGAACAGGGTCACAAAGAAAGCGGGCCACCCGAGCATTTTTTCTGACACCATCCTCAGTGTATCGAACTTTGGCATAGCCGCGACTGTGCGACCCTAGCCACGCATAGCACCCACACTCTGAGATCGGCATCGAAAGTCGGTCAATCATCGCTGCAACTGGTTCAAAGCGCATAATTCTTCCTTATCATGAACCCGGAAGCGGTGTCGATGGCATAGGTGGAGCCGGACCAGCCGGTTGCCCTGGTCCGCCGCGCGAAGGCGGCTGTCCCATGGAACGCGCCATCTGGAAGTTGCGCCCGAGGTTGCGTAGCAAATCCATCAGTTGGGTTTGTTGCAGTCCGGCAGTCGGCTGCCCCTGTGCAACATGGCGACTGAGTTGCTGTGCTGCCCGCAACGCCGCTGTGTGCACTGGACTACCGGACTGCAATCCAGGTAAAGCCTGCTGAATCATCGCGATAGCTTGCGTGATCATTGCTAATGAATTGGCTGTGTCCCCTGGTCCTGGCGCGCTGACTTGCGGGCCTTGCTGGCGGCGTGCTAGCGCGGCAACAATTGGACCTCCACCAGCAGGACCGCCAGGGGGAGGCGTAGGACCCGCAGCAGCCTGCGGCGGCATTCCAGGACCTGGACCTGCTCCTGGACCTGCTGCTGCATCAGGGTCGAAATCCGTATTCGCCATTGCCTATCCTCTGTGCCGGCCCTCGCTGGGGTAGAGGGGCTGAGGGAAGCGGGGCGAGGGCCGGCCGTCTCGCTCCTGGTCGGGAGGGTCTAATGCGAGACACGCGAGCCTACCTCCTCACCGCCGCTGCCGTCTACCCCCTTGCGATCTGGCCGGCAAGCGTAGCAAGTCACGGGCAAACTCCTCGACCTTTTCTTGCTGGGCACCCTGGGCTTGCTTCTTTTGACGTTGGCGCAGCCGAGCAAGCAGGAGTTCGGCCCCCGGAGGATGCAGCATATGGATCAGGTCTTCCGCGTCCACGGCTCCGGCGCGGGCGAGCGCAATCGCCACCTGACGGTTATCTTCTGCAAACGCGGGCGAAGCGGAATGGCTGTCAACTTGCACCTGAAAATCGTCGGGCAGGTCGTGCATCATGAAATTGATCTTGTTGTCCCCGGTCTGATAAACAAACGGGTCCATTGCCTGCATTATGCAGAAGGCAAGATAGCCGCTTTCCGCAAGCTGGCGCTCAATACGCGCTGCCTGATCAATGATATGAGGCGACGACGTTCGGACGAGAGTTTGCGCGTGAACACCAGCACGAACTCCGGGCTCCCCCGATCCAGACATGATCGGACTAAAACCACTTGCTTCATCGAATAGCTGAAACAGGAATTGAAGCTCCTCAAGATAATTTGCCGGTGGCGGATCAACGAGTTTGCTGGCTTTAGCATTCGGATTTGGGTCGTTTAAAAATCCACCCTCATTGATGATTTTGTAATATTGCTCTTCTGTGATTGACGTGAAACCGCTGAACACTTGTGGTGCGGCCACATTCCGATCCCACATGATTTTCAGATCGCGAAGTCTCTTGTTGAGCACGTCCTGAAGCATCTGCACGTCGGCGATACGCGGCCGGCCAAAGAAATATCCTGGCGTCTCTTCGGCCTGGATTTTTACGAATGACGATTTACCAGGGACCTTGCTCAAGTTACGGCGCGTCATGTCGCCTTCGATGATAATGTCCGGGTAAATAACCTGCATAGTCGTGTAGTCACCGTCCCGTTCGCGGTCCTTGATCCACAGCTCACAGAACTTGACGGTTGGGGATATCCGCCTTTCCGGGCGCCACGGGACCGGGATAGGGAAGACATTGACGATGCCCGCCGCCGACGACGGTGCGCTATCGACAGTCGAAACAGGATTGAGCCCACCGATAACCATCTGGTGGAAGTAGGTCGGTTGTTGCTCATCCCGCATATGCGGGCGAGCGCCTTCCACTCGATCAAGGATTTCTTTGCGCTTGGGATGATCAGCGAGGATGGTTCGAAGTCGAGACATGGTTGGGTAGCTGACATGACAAAATGCTTCCTGTTCATTGAGGTCGAGGGTGGTTTCGCTAAGCACCCCGAAATTTTGTGGGTGGACCGGCGCAACCTTAAAGCCGTGCTCGTCAGGAAAGTGCTTCAGCAACTGACAACCGTTGACCAATGACCAAGTAACGGCATCGGAAAAAGTCACATCGCTGTCGGTGCTGCGATAATCGGCCGAAAGCTTTTCCGAAGCAGTCTGAGCCCGCTCCAGCACGCTGTCGCTTTCGGTGGTGTCGTAGACGATACTGAAGCGGACATCGGTCGGTTGCATCAAATAACCGGCCAGCTTGTCAATAAATGGCTTGGTCTTGTTGTAGATCGCGGCGCGGCTGTCCATCGTTCCCTGATAAAAATATTGAGCCGCTTTTGTATAAATCATTCCTCGTTCTTCTGAACTGGCCATACATTCGTCTATTAACTCGCGCACCCACAATTCAAGGTCTTTGTTTGGTATCCTTAACATCTAACTCTATCCGCTTCTTAGCTCCACAGGTTTCACAGATAACTAATCTGAACCTGTTATTTGATGTTCCGTGTTTCGCTCTATCATGCTGATTTTCAGAGCGCGTTCCATAGCGCAGATTGTCTAGCCTGTTGTTTGCTTTGTTTCCATCTCCATGCAATGCTTCCATACCATTTGGTCGAGGGCCGACGAAGGCAAGCAGAACAAGGTGATGGACATGGCGTCCAGTCTCGCGGCAGAGAGTTACCTGCTCATACCCGTTGTTGTTGATGCATTTTCTGATCACTTGGCCTTTAGTAAAGCGGAGGCTCTCTGTTTTACCGAACCTTACCCACCTATCAACCGATCTGACATTACCAAGGTTTGATACTTCGTATTGCTTGTAGCCAGGTATAGATTTCCATACTTCATCATTAGCCATGATCTGCTCCCTTTCAGCAGGTTTGTGGTCAGGTACCGTAGGCGGGCTGCAACCGCCTGCGGTACCGCTATTCTACCATTTCTGGTTACGCCACTCCACCTCGCGATGAATGACATTGAGTTGCTGGACGATGTGCGGGCTAGGGCTGGTCTTGGTCTTGTCCATCCAGACCCACAAGCAGCGTTCGTAATCGATCAGTTCTTTCATCGACATCTTGGTGATGTACTCGTCCATCTTGGAGAGCATCGGCCGGCCGCGCACATTACGGATGATCGGCATCACCACACCTTTGTCGAACGGCGCTTTGACATTTCGATCAGGTCTGGCTGTGCGCCGCTCTTCAGCGCGCGCTGCAGGATATCAAGACCATCGCCACCTTGCATCCGTGTTTGTCGGCCGGCGGCCATGGCAATGTTGAGCGCCTCCTGGCTGGCTCCCCATGAGCTAGGACTTGGCAGCGGCTGATCTTTGAGCCTGTGCTTGGCGGCGTGGCCTTCCTTGCCCTCGGCTTGGAAATCCGCGACCCCGTAATCTTGCTCGGCGATAGTCTCCGCCATCTTCACCGCTTTCGAGCGCGGCGAACCAATCAAACCGGGTGGTTTGAACTCCTGCTGCATTGGCCGGGTAGCACAGGCTGGACACGGGGGCGGGGGATCGTCCCATTGGTCCATGGAGAGAGTAAGTTCGATACGGTGAAAGCACTCTTCGCATTGAAATGTCCTGACAATCATCACAGGTCGTCCTGTTCATCGCCTTCGCTCTGATGGTAGTCCGTCTGCGGGCAGCCATGGGCAAAGTGTAGTCCTACGGCGATCCAAAATACCACAGTAACGCCAAACAACAGCCATATCGGAGGGGCTGGTATTCGCATCAGAACTTCTCCCGGCGCTCACGGGACCGGCGGTTGATCATCGCCATGTGCTGCGAGAACGCGAAGGATAGCACGGTTCCAGGATCGGAGGGAGGACGTTCGCCTTTGATACTGTCCCAGGTGAGATTGCGCGCCACTAGACCGGGGCGTCGCCACTCCACCCAAGCGTGATGAGCGAGGACCAATGCCGAAACCAGATCATCATTCTCACCCGTATCCGGGCCGGCGCCCAACCAGCCTTCGTCTTCTACAATGGCTTGTATTTGCCGCATCAACGCTGGTGATCTTATCTCTATGCGCCGCAGCATCAGCGAATCTCGTAGTTCGCTATACACCTGATGCTTATTATCTGCGTTTGCCTTCCAAGCAATTACGTTGCCAGCCCCGCCCAGAGTGTCTGGTCGTTTGTAAAGAAACCAACGAACAGCCCCGATCATGTTCAGTATGTTTTCTGTTCCCGGCTCACCCTGAAGAATGCCGCGTTCTGCAAGTTGACGCAGATTACGAACCTCCGGTATCACAGCAGCTCCAACGCCTGTTACTTCCAAATTCGCAATATGATCGCGATACGCGCCTGCCAAGTGAGCTAATACCCACGCTAGTTGGTAGGTGAGCGGTTTATTTGATTTGAACTCCGCAACCTGAACCACTTTATCGGCGTAACAGCGAAGTACTTCGATGGCGTGGTCATCGCTCTCGCCGCCACCGCCGCCGGATGGATCAACGCCAATGACATAAACGCCGTCATTCTCGGGTGGCTCCCAGACCTTTAGCATAGCGTCTTGCGGATCGGATATCTGGCTGATCCGACTGCTCAAAAATTTCTCGTCGAACAGATACTGGTAGCCTTTGTAGGGCGGTCCTGTAGGCGACAACTGCTCGGAGATCTCCAAGGTCCGCTGTGCTGGAAAGAAGCCGGACCCTGAGGCGATGAAGCATTCTTTTTCTGTCCATGGGTAGTGCCTCAGCATGTATTCTTCGACGCGGTACTCGCTCTCGCGGCGCCACCACGCTATTTGTTCTGGTTTGACGGTGACGCCGTAATTAGCCCTAACAAAGCGCGCGCGACCGACCTCATTGTCCGATAGTCGCCCGTCCCAATAGATTTTGTAGTCAGGATCAGTTTTAGGAATGGCATATGTTGGGTTTGCCCAAAAACCGATGAAGACGAACCGCATATGGCGGTCCACCTTTGCCTGCTGACAATGATTGTAAAACCAGTTGAAGCCATTAGCGATGCTTTCCCAGACATACAGACGATGCGGATTTTGCCGTGCTAGCGAAGCCTTGAGACTTTCTACTCCGGCTAGAGATTTCCATTGGGCGCATTCAGTTGCGTGAACCATATTGAGAGCGCGGCTTGCTCCCAGGTCTGGATTGCTGCCCGCTGCAAGCAGGTCAATGACGCTGCGATTTGCGAAGGCCATGCCGGTGCGGTTGTTTTGAACAAGGTGATGCTCCGGGGACCGCCATTCGGGTGGGAGCGTCTCCAACAAAGACGCGAATATTCTACGAAGGCGCTCAAGATTGTCAGTTCGGTCGGCGATAATAGCTCCCTGCACTCCCGGATTTGCCAGTGCCCAGAACAATTCAATGACGGAGCAAACAGTTGTGATGGCGACTTGCCGGCATTTCAGTACGCAAAATTCGTGAACGCCCTCATTCAAGCCTTTGGCAATGGTGTCGATCACCATGCGCTGGGACGGCCAGGGGTCTATCCTGCACCGTCCCAACTCTTTGGTGTCGACCTCGACTGAGGTTAGGAGATCATAAATCCCCTG